GTTAAACATTGGGATGGCGAAGCCGTGTTCTCAATGGTTCAAACAATGTCTAGGGACAGAAACCTTAGAGATCGCCCAATGTTTGATATGGTTGTGGTTGATGAAGGACACCATGCAGCCGCACCAACTTACATGAAAGTTATTAACGCTGTTCTTGAAGATAATGACAGCGCAGAGATTGTGGGCTTTACAGCAACACCTAACAGGGGCGATGGCAAAGGTTTGCGATCTGTGTTCAATAATTGCGCACATCAGATTGAATTAGCAACTTTAATTCGTGAGGGATTTTTAGTTCGCCCTAAATCATTCGTGATTGATCTTGGCGTTGGTGAACAACTTGATAACGTCACTAAGCGCGGCAAAGAATACGATATGGAAGAAGTTGCGGCTATCATGGATCGACAGGTGATTAATGATAGGATTGTATCTGAGTGGAAAGCAAAAGCATCTGGAAGAAAAACTGTTGTGTTTTGCTCTACAGTCTCACATGCCGAACATGTTTGCGATTCTTTTGTAAACTCTGGAATAAAGGCAAACTTTGTTACTGGAGAGACAGACAAAGACGAACGCGCACAGATGCTACATGATTTAGAGTTTGGCGACTTACAAGTAATCGTAAACGTTGCCGTGCTGACAGAAGGGTTTGATGCCCCACCAGTATCTTGCGTTATCTTAACTAGGCCATGCTCGCAAAAAGGCACAATGGTTCAGATGATAGGCAGGGGTCTAAGAATACTTGATCCAGAGCTATATCCAAATATTGTTAAAACAGACTGTATTGTTATGGATTTTGGAACATCTATCATTACACATGGTGGTTTGGACGAAACAGCTAACTTAGATGGCGCGCATAAGTCTGAAGGTGGTGAAGCACCTACAAAGATATGTCCTGATTGCGGAAGTGAAGTATCTGCAAATACGCGCATATGTCCTATCTGTGAGCATGAGTTCCAGAAAAAAGTTAAAGAAGCATTAGATAGCTTTGTTATGACTGAGTATGACCTGATGAAGTTGTCTCCGTTTATGTGGATTGATCCATTTGGTAACGGAAACGCTATGATGGCTATGGGCTTCAGTGGGTTTACTTTGGTGGGTAATATCGGAGAATACTGGATAGCTATCGTGAAGGCGCAGAATGGGCGTCCTAGAGTGGTTTCTATCGGTGAGAAGGTACAAGCGATGGCGGCAGGCGATGACTTTCTTCGTGAGATAGAAGACAGCAACGCGGCTAACAAAACTAAGCGTTGGTTAAACCAAGCAGCTACTGACAAACAGAAAGAGCATTTACGCAGAAATGGCGTACAAATCAGTGCGATTGATTTCTCTTGGACTAAGTACAAGGCAGGATGTTGCTTAGGGTACTATTGGAATAAGCAAAAGATTGATAAGATAATTTCAGAACAAGTTAAAAAATTAACAGGGACTGAATAGATGCCGAGATTTGAAATGTATCTTATGCTTGCTGAAAAAGAAGACGATAAAGTTGAAACTTGTGAATACGAAATGATTTGTTGGGTTAAAGACTCAAGCAATATTGAAGAAATAAAAGCTTCTGCGAATGAAAAAATCAACGATCACATTGAAGAGGCCAAGAGTATTGTCCTGTTTGGTACCGCAAGTATCAGAGTTAAAGGTGAAGAAGTTATAAACATTGGGTTTAGAAACAGCGAAATAAATCCTGATGACATTGATGATGTCATAGATTTGTTCGACTTAAATGAGGAGACAGTACATTGACAGCAGCAAGTAATGCACCAACAGCACTACCGCCAATGAAAGAGTTGGCGTTCGTATTAGGTAAGTATGGTTGGGATAAGAGGTTTTGTGACCTCACAGAAGAAGAAGTACAAACACTAATATTTGCAATACAGGAATCAACACCTCTAACTAAGGAGATAAACATTGGGAAACTCGAAGAAATCTACTATAAGTCAACAGGCACTTGGCCTTCTACTTCAATCCCATTCTAATGAAAATCCTGTAGCAGATAGTATTACCAAGGTCGTAGATGATGCGATTGTTGCGAATGAAGAAAAAAGGGAGAGACGCAAGTATATCGGTGCTTCTAGCATTGGTGATGAGTGTCAGCGTAAAATACAATATCGTTATTTAAACTACACGATTGATCCTGATAAAGCATTTAGTGCAAGAACTTTGCGCATCTTTCAGTTTGGTCATGAGATAGAAGAATATGCTTCTAAGTGGTTAAAAGATGCAGGATTTGATTTACGCACAGAACAAAAAGATGGAAAGCAGTTTGGGTTTTCTATAGCAGATGGGGAGATTCGCGGTCACATAGATGGCGTAATCTGTGATGGTCCTGTTGAAATGGGATACCCTGCTCTTTGGGAATGTAAATCAGCAAATGATAGCAAGTTTAAGGCGTTTGTTCGTCATGGTGTAACTAAAGCAAACCCAGTGTATGCTACTCAACTTGCACTATACCAGACTTATATGGAGCTTTATGAGCATCCTGCTTTGTTTACTGTTATTAATAAAAACACGTCTGAAATATACTATGAGCTTGTACCTTACAATAAGAAGTTGGCTCAAGAGGCAAGCGACAAGGCAGTGAATATCTTGACTGCGGCAAAAGCAGGTGACATTCTACCTCGTATTGCTCACACCAAAGATTTCTTTCTTTGTAAGTTTTGTGAGTTTAGGCAGACTTGTTGGGAGGCAGATCAATGAATATATTGAGCGTTGGTAAGTCACCTAAAGATGTAGCCGAGCGTATTTCGAGAGAAGTGCCTCGTAGCGTACAGCTACAAACATTGATAGATACATATCCAGAAGGCGTTCAAAGGGGCAAAGAGTTTTATATTGGATCGCTTCGTGGTGAGGCAGGAAAGTCTATGGTTATCAACATAGACATGCAAAGTCCTTGGTTCTTAAACGGAAAAGATTTCGAATCAGGTGAAGGTGTCGGGGGCATATGCAAGATATTCAAAGAAGGTCGCGGCTATACATTGGCTGAATGCGTTGAATACTTTAAGGAATACATAAGCCCAGACTATGTTGCTCCGCCAGAAAACATTGTTAAGCCGAACAATCCGTCAAACTTTGCAGTTACAACTGCGCAGCAGGGATTTCCACAGCAACAAAAGAGCATGAGCATTAACTCAAGCACAGATTTTGAAGATGAATACAACTATACCGACGAAAATGGTGTCGTTATTGTGTCTGTTCGTAAATATTTTGAGAAAGATGCTGCAGGAGAACTGATACTTGACGCATCTGGTAAGCCTAAAAAGCAGTTTCGTCAGTATATGGAAGGTCGCCAAGGTATCCCAGAGCCTAGACCTCTATACAATATCCCGAACATTTTGGATTCAGACAAGATTATTTGGGTTGAAGGCGAAAAATGCGCTGATGCCTTAACATCTCTTGGGTATGTAGCAACTTGCACAATTGGCGGTGCTGGTATGTTGTCAGAAAACACAGCATATAAGTTTGATTTCTCGCCGCTTAAAGGTAAAGAGCTGATATTGTGGCCTGATAATGACGCGGCAGGCAAGAGGCTTGCTTCTATTGTTGAAGCTCAAGCTAAAGAAGCAGGCGTAAAATCTACTTTGGTTATTAAAATACCATCTACTAAATCTGAGAAGTGGGACGCGGCTGATGCCGTGGAAGAAAACTTTAACATCGAAAAGCTTTTAAAGAAGAGCGAAAGAAGCGTAAAGAAACCGATTAACTTACTTGATGAAAGCTTGTTAGTTGACCAATACTTTGTCGGGTCAGTGCCTGAGCAAAAGTTTTTAATAGGTGATACTATACCTCTTGGAGTTCCGTGTGTATTTGCGGCGGCAGGAGACAGTGGTAAAGGTATGATGACACTTGATTTGGCTATGAAGGTTGCATCAGGTACATCTATGCAGTCTGCTTTTGGTGGCCTCGTAGCAGAACATGGCGATGTCATATTAATCACAGCAGAAGATGACAAAGACGAAATGCACAGACGTATTTCGCGCCTTGACCCTCAAAGGCATAGAGAAGTCTACAGCCATAAGTTGCGTGTGCTTCCATTGCCAAACCTTGGTGGTGTGTTTCCTATCATGCAGAAGTTCGACAATACATATTTGATGGGCGAAGAGTTCTCGCGGATTTATGATCAGATGCTAGAGATGGAAACATTAAAGCTAATCGTAATTGACCCTATGGCCTCGTTTGTTCACGCAGATGTAAACGCTGATCCGGCGGCAGGAGCTGCATTCATGAGTTTACTTGCACAGATGGCTACTGAAACTGGTGCTACTGTTATGGTTAATCACCATATGGCAAAGATCAAAGACAACGATCCAGTTACAACACCAGAACAAGCGCGTAGTCTTATTCGGGGTACTTCTGCTATTGTTGATGGCGTTCGGTCTGCATTTGCGGTCTGGTCTGTAGATGAAGGTACAGGAAAACAACGCTGTCGTGATCTTAATGTAGAATATACGCGTAATGGTGTGTTTGATGGAGCTGTCGTTAAGTCAAATGGTCCTGCAAATAGAGATATTAGGCATTTTATCCGTAATCCTAACACTGGCCTACTCGAAGATAGGTCACAAGATGTCCGATCTATAACGATGTCACAATCTGTTCGGGATAGACTAGCGCATATTGTTGAGTTTGTTAGAATTAGAGAATTAGATGGTCGTGCTGTTACACATGGTGGTGTTAATAGTGGTATATTCCATGCTATTCGTGAGTCGGAAGCTATTGAGCCTTGCGTTGTCTATTTGCAAGGCGCAGGCGGTCAAACAACTATCAAAAAAGCCGTTACTGAAGCTCTCGCTATGGGAATGATACGAAAGTATGCACTATCAACAGGTGGGGAAGAAAAGTGGCTTGGTGCTATGGATGGATCACTCGCTAGAGGTGAGTATGAGCGTCAAACAGGTCGAGATAACATTTGACAATCGTGGGAAATTATGGCAATAATCCCATCTTTAAGGAGAAATAAAATGATTCACATTTTTAAAGATAAGAAACCCACATTGGAAGAGGCGCAGTCTCTTGTAGATGGGTATGTTGAAATGGTTCGTTCACCTATTCATGAAGATATTCAAATCCTCGTTAATGAAGAAGGGTTATTGAAAGGACTAGACTATAATAAGGAAGCATCTGAAACTTATGGAACGGGCATTGTAGGCAATGCAGTTGTTCTTAAAGGCGATGCTAGGTGGGACTAATGGATAAAATTCCACAAAAAGTTATTGATAAGTATCAAGATGTATATAAGCAGTTTTGGGAAATTCAAATGAAGAAAGATCGCAAAGCTAACCCAAAGCTTGATTCAATATCGCCTAACTATAAAAAAAGAAGAGCATCGTTTCACATCGTTAAAGATGAAATCAGTGAAAAAGAGCCGAAAGCCCTTACAAAGCAAGCAACTACAATCAATATGTTGTTGCTTCGGGGCTTCGGGATTAAAGAAATATCAGCAGTTATACATACTTCTGAGAAAGCAATCGTAAAGATTAAAGATAAATACGAGCTGCCTAGAGAAAATTAACGCGCTGCGCCAAACGGGCCTTGCTGCATTCCATAACCTGAGAAATTGTTCGAGTTACCATACTGCTGCGGCTGGTACGGGTTTGACATCGGGGCAAAACTACTCTGACCACCATATCCTTGACTCATTCCGTACCCGCCGTATTGTTGCGGCTGGGGATAAGGCTGTTGATAAGGACTTTGCTGGTATCCGCCACCTTGCATTCCGTATTGCTGGTAAGGTGATTGCATTGGCTGCTGTCCGTAACCCGAATAATTCATAGGCTGCTGCATTCCATAATTCTGCTGCGGGCGCTGCATACCATAACCCGAATAATTCATCATTGGCTGCGGGCGCTGCATACCTCCATATCCTGAATAATTCATGGGCCGCTGCATTCCACCATAACCCGAATAATTCATTGGCTGCTGGGGCCTGAACATTCCGAATCCACCCATAATACCTTGAGGTCTTTGCGGAGGTCTTTGAGGAAATCCACCAAACATTCCCATGCCTGTAGGTCTTTGACCACCAATACCCATACCCATGTTCGGGTTACGATACTGCTGAGTCGCTTGGTACGTTTGATTTGCACCATAACTTCCTACTAGATTTTTTTGAGCTTGAGTTAATCCGCCCATAAACTCATCAAAAGCAGATTGATCAAACTTGGGTCCAGTATAATTAGGGTTCATTGGATTGTTTGGAAGATGCGAACCACTGTGTGGTGGCCTCATCGGTCTACCCATAATTCCTTGACCGCCAGAAGCATCTGCAAAAGAAGGGCTTCCAAGAGGTCTTGTAAAACTAGGTTGAGGTCTGTTAGTAAGTGAAACACTCATATCAGGTTTAACACCATAACCTTCATTTGCAACAAAATTTTGCCCACCTTCAAGATAACCTGTATTTCCTACACGATTTAAATAAGATTCATATATTTCATCTTGTCGTCCACCAATGCTTCCTGATCCTTGCTTTCCAAAATAGGGACTAAAACGTACATCCCTTGTACCTGCGCCACCACCTGCTCTTTTAAAATGTTGAAATTCAGGAGAGTCAAAAAATCCTTGGTCTATGTTTGAATACTTATCCTTCATTCCTTGAAGGTTTTTATCTTTATTATATGTATCTAGCTGACCATAAGTAAAATTTTCACCTAATGATTCTTTCTGAGCATTATAGGCATCTAATCGTTTTTGATAATTGTCTTGCCTTCTTTTATCTGCCGCACCTACGTTAAGAGAATTTGTTTTATCAACGTTGCCGTTTATATC